GTTGTCTTTTCTTCCTACAGCTTTAACCAAACTAGAAAACTTTCTAGAGGCTATCTCTCTAACCATTTCCTGTTTCTCAGAATCAGAGTTAGTGTACCAAAGGTTTAGATTGTCTCTAGCAATCCATCCTTTGTATTTATCGCCGCATACTTTGACTTCTAACTTGAGATAGTCGTTACCTGCCGCAGAAGTAGTCTTCTCGCATGTGCTTATCTCTGTTAGGTAGTCCCCTTCTGGAATAGTAGATGAATCGTTACTACTACTCGCTTCAAAATCAAACTTGACGTCTGCAAAATCGCTCATTATTTTTCTCCTTTTGAAAATCCAAGTTTATTAATAATATGTGTCAAGTTAGGCTCTTCAAAAGAATCTAGCTTGCCACTCCTATCCTTAGCAATATAGTTATCACCAAGAACTGTTTGCAACCAACGATTGGTTACTTTTTTTCCTTCATCATTTTCTTCGGTGAAAGTCCTAAGACATAACACTTCATCAAAGAAGTAAGGAATTTGGGTAGGTAGTTTAGCACCAACCATCATAGGTTGATAATGAAACATACCTGTTGCCTCGTCGCGAAGTTTATCTTCTTTAGCAACAAAAATAACATGCATCTTTAGATCTCTAAATCTACGCATTGTTCTAGTCATTACATTAATAACTTCACCATAAGCTTGTCGAGGATCTTTGGACCTTGCTTTTTCTTGTGCTAATAAAAGCTCAGACATCTCGGTTACGCTGTCTAAACAGACAGTATCGTAATCAAGCTCTCCGCTTTCAAGCATTGCAGCAATTTCCTCAATCTCTGAAGCTTCTTTAACTTCAATAGCAGTAACATTGTTTGCATCTTTAATAGATAACAAACCAGCTTCCATACTAATGATTAAAGTTTTTCCAGGAGCAGTTGCACATGTCGTTGTTTTACCAGCTCCAGATGCACCATACATTAAAATCTTAGCGCCTTGGTTTTCAACCAATTCACTAGGACTTACAATTCTACTTAAAATATCAGACATTTAATCTTCTCCGTTTTATTTAAAAATACTATTTTAATTTATTTTAATATGAATTACAATGTGTGAACATTAAATATTTAACGGAATGTAAAATGAGAGAAGTAGACCAAAAACAATGGAGAGTGAATTATCTCTGGAGGTTGAAAAACCTTACGAATGAAGAGCTTAAATCATTTAAAACAAAAAATCTAGAACCTGAACATAAGGAGAGGGAAGTGCAAAGAATAACTTTAAAGAAGTATATAGAATTTATTGGGACTGAGCCTGCGGCAGAATTATTTGACTGCTCTCCCGCATCAACTAAAGCTTGGAGGTATGGTTTAAGACAACCTTCAATTAAACAAGCCAAAAAAATTATCAAAGCATCTGGTGGCAAGCTGGACTTTGAATCTATCTTTGGCCCTATCGAAGAGAATGGCGAAGACTAATAGTGTTCAATTTACAAGTAACAGCGCAAGATTCTGCGTTGGACTTAGCTCTGGCTTATGCAGAATACGGCATAAGCGTAGTACCACTACATAGACATAATAAAGTTCCGCCTAAAGAATTGGGTGGATGGCAAAAGTTTCAAGAGCGACAGCCGACGACGGAAGAAATTGAAAAATGGTTTAAAGGGCGAGATGATCTAGTCGTTGCTTTAGTCTGTGGCAAGTTTATTGTTATAGATGCAGACACACCTGAAGCCGTAAACTGGTGTGAAGCCAACTTACCAATAACCCCTTTTAAAGTAGCGACAGGCAAAGGGGTTCATTACTATTACAACAACCCAGAAAATTTTACTACTTGGGTAGCCAAAAGAACTGAAGGCTATGACCCAGCTAAGCTCATTGATATTAGAGGTGTCGGGGGTTTGATTGTTGCTCCGCATAATATTCATGCGACAGGTGCTATCTATACTCCTACAAAAATTGATGATTGGGATTTAAACGATATTGATGACTTGCCAAATCTAACTCAAGATTTATGGGTAAAAATAACGGGAGTTGAAAAACTTAACGGTCAGCCAATAGCTGCACCTTTATCTATTGATGGCATATCAGAAGGCGGTAGAAATGACCAAGCCGCTAGACTTGCTGGTTATTTAATAGCCAAAGGTTTGAATGCAGAGTTTACAGAATTCTTTGTTCAGTCTTGGAACGAACAAAACAAACCGCCTTTATCAAGGTCTGAAATATCTACAACAGTTAATTCAATTCAGAAAACTCATGACAGAAAAAACCAACAAGCTCCAGCTTACATATCAACAACTAAAAGTGTAAATGAGCCTGTTAATCTTTTTTCTCCTCCAGGGGTTTTAAAAGATATTTACGAATACTCAGAACAGATAGCACATATTTCTCAACCAGCTATTAGCATGCAAGCAGCTTTGTCTTTAGGTTCGGTAGCCTTGGGCAGAATGTATAGAACCAATATGAATAACTTTTCATCTTTGTTCTTTATGTGTATCGCTAAGTCTGGTCAAGGTAAAGAAAATGTTAAAACAGTTGTTGAAACTATTTTAGATCATGCAGAGTACAGCGACTTAATGGCAGGAGATGGCTACACCTCAAGTGGAGCTATTTATAGTTTACTTAGATATAAGCCAACTCATATAACTGTAATGGATGAGTTTGGTAAAAGATTGGAAAGCATATCCAAATCTTCTAACTCAAACAAAGAAGATGCTTTGCAAATACTTATGGAGACTTGGGGAAGATGTCATGGCGTTTTAAGACCAGATAACTATTCAATGATGACGCTGACCAATAAACAGCAAAAAGAAGTGTTGGATAGATCAACGATTAAACCTGCGATTACCTTGGTCGGTATGAGTGTGCCTAAAAACTTTTACGGCGCTTTATCAACAGGCCGTATTGTAGACGGTTTCCTCAATAGATTTATTGTTGTTGAGTCTCACGTGCCAAGAACTGTCGGTAAAATGGTTTCTTTTGTAGAGCCTCCGCAATCCACATACAACTGGGTTTCACATGTAAGACAAGTTGACAATGAAATGGAACAAATATCCAGAGACAATGCTGAGCTAGATTTTAAACAAAGAGTTTTGAAGTTTGATGATGATTCTAATGCTTTGCTAGATAGTCTAGCTTACAAGCTGGTAGACCAACAAAATGCTTTAGAGAAAGAAGGTCTTGAGGTTTTGTTATCAAGAACAAGAGAAAAAGCCATGCGACTAGCTTTGATTGGAGCTTTGGCAGATGATCGCAAAGCCAAAACTATTAGGGGAGATATTACTCAATGGGCAATTGATTATGTTTATTACTACGATCAAGTGTTGATTGAAAGCTGTAAAGATAAAGTTGCAGGTTCTGAAATGGAAGGTCGTATTAAACAAATACTTAGCTTTATTAGATCGCAAGGAGAATGGGGTATAAGCAAACGTGATATTGATAGACGTGAAATATTTAGATCAATGAAGTCATACGAAGTAAAAGAAATTATCGAAAGATTAAAAAACTCAGGGGAGATACAAGAAAAAGATTTAAGAGCAAAAGGAACTGGGCGACCAACCAAACGTATTGTTGCGATTGATCCAGAATTTTTTAATGAAGATTGATAAACCAGCTTTAAGAGAAAGTCTCAGCGATGTAGCTGTTGGCTTGGTGATAGCTTTACCTTTATCTTTTCTTGTTCTTAATCTATGTAATTATTTTAATGTTAGCTTGTTAACCACATCTGTTGTTCAAACAACAGTATTTACACTTGTTGCAATTGTTCGCAAATATTGTGTTCGTATTGCATTTAAAAAAGGAGAGATCAATGGATAAGCCAAAACCAAAAATGGAAAACATCAATGACCAGAAACGCGAAGAGCGTGTCGCTGGTTTTATAGAGGGCCTTTGGAATGTGAGATGCCATAAACTACCAGTCAGCTACGGCTTAGATTACTGGTGTGAATCAAGAGAAGTTTCTTTTTGGTTAGAAGTAAAATGCAGAACTTTTGGTATTACCAAGTATGACACTTTATTACTTTCTGCTAGCAAGCTTAGAATGGGTTCAGCTTTATCTTTAGCTACCAATCAACCATTTGTAATTGTGTATGCAATGACAGACAGCGTTTACAGTCATACTTGGAAAAGAGATCACATATACGATGTAAGATTTGGTACAATTGCAGAACCTGTTTATGAAGAAGACTCAGAACCTTACATTCATTTCAGTAAAGATGAGCTAGAGTGTTTATCTCCTCATCCATTAGGTTTTGATAGAGAAGAAATGGGATTAGTTAATAATTACAAAAAGGATAAGTAATGGAAGACCCAACACAAAAGCTGCACGATTATAAAGGGTGGTTTTGGGATCATGTAAACAAAAGAATGTATCGCTGGCATGAGCTAGAGTTACTAATGAAAGAAAGAACTTTAAAGGAGAAGAAGGATGCCGATCAACTCAAGAACAAAGGGAGCGACGTTTGAAAGAGACGTTGCTAAAATATTAAACGAATTTTTTGAGTCTGAAGGTATTGACTACGTTTGCAAGCGTAACCTAGACCAATATCAATCTAAAGATCTTTGCGATATAAACATTCCTCATCACGCCGTAGAGTGCAAGTTTTACAAAGAGGGGGATTGGTATCAACAAGGTTGGTGGGATCAAGTCTGCAAAGCGACAGACGGCCGTATCCCTGTTTTAATTTTTAAATACAATCGTAAACCTATTCGGGTTTGCGTTCCGTTATATGCGATTAATCCTGAGTGGGAAGAAGATAACGACAAGGTAGCAGTTATGCCAATCGAAGACTGGTTGGAAGTGCTAAGAAATAACTGGGATCTTTATTTAATTAAGAGCTAGACTAATCTTTGAATGTCTCTATCTATTCTTTGAGCAATATCTAAATTAGCCATATTACCCCCTAAAAGATTTAAACTCCTAGGCGTTGTTTGATTTTGAGCTGATAAGTTGGCAGGCTCAATTTCTGGTAAGTCTAAAGCTATAGGAGATTTTGGATCAACTCCTTGATTTTTAAATTGTCTTTCCGCATATTCTGATGTCTCTCTTGCAGGCTCGGTTATGGATTGTATTCCTATAGATCTTCTTATTGGCTGACCAACGCCAAGAGCTTGATATAAATTTGGGAGGTCGTTCTTTAAAAAAACCTTGTCTGGGATTTCTCCAGCTAACCATTGAGAAAACCTTTTACTTCCGAGAGCAACAGCTAAAAATCTTATTGCGCTGTATTGTCCTAACATTCTTGTTGGAGCGGAAAGTATTTTAAACATTAGCCCTCGCGTAAAAAGATCTGCTGTGCCAGATATTTTTTCTCCCCCAGCAAGAAACTTAGATCTAGTTGCTGCTTTTTTTAGTAATTCGTACTGAGCATCTCCAAAAGTTTCTCTTAATACCGCTTGCCCATATCCACTTGGAGAAAATATTGCTTTATAAAAACCATCTTCTTTAAATAATTTTTCAATTGCGTCATCTCCTGGATTAACGTAATCGTTAAGTATTTTTCTCATCGCCGCAGTTTGAAACTCTTTAAACTCAACTGATTCTGGTCCTAGCAATTGTTTTACAGCTGCTATGTCTTCTGAGTTACCAGATTTAAATAAAGTGTTAACTATATTTTCTGAATCAATTGTTCCGTTTTGTATTCTTTTAAAAACATCTAATTTTGCTATTTCGTCTAACTCAGATTGAGCTGCAACCTTTGCTGTTAAATCTTCTATTACGTTATCCACGTTAGCAGTTCTAGCAAGCAAATCGTCTAGCTCGTCTACGGTACCAACATTTACAAATTGGTCTGCTTCTCTTAAAGATTTTACCAATTCTCTTTTGCCAGTAGGCCCGAACAAAGTATCGGCAGTTGTACCATACCCTTCGATTGTATTGGCTATTTGTTTGTAGTTAACAATATCAGAACCTTTCTGGATTCTGGTTACAATGTCTCGTAAAAATTCTTTTTGCAACACACCTTTAACTTGTTCTTTGTTTTTAAATACTGGATCTTTTACATCTATTTCTGCATCTGCCAATATTTTTCTTTGCGTATCGCTAAACTCTAAAGCACTTCTTGTTGGAGCTTTTGATCTATCAACCCTGCCAGAGCCTTCAAATCTTTGTTTTCTAAATGCTGCTGTATCTACATCTAAAGTATCAAGCAATCTTTTAACATTCTCGCCGTTGTTTTTCTTTAAAACTACTTGAGTTAATATTTTATCTATATTTAACCCGCCTGCTGCCACATCATTCAAAAGATCTTTATACAAACCTTGGTCAAACGCTTCCATACCTTTTGAATAAAAATCATTTGCAATTCTAATAGACTGCATTTGAGCCTGTAATTTTCTAGGATCTATTTTTTTGTTTTCGGTTATATCGTCAATAACTTTGTTGTAATAGTTTTGTTCTCTTGTTAGAGCCTCTATATCTTCTTTTGCTATTTGTTGTAACGATTTAAAACCAGGTTGAGTTTGAAGATCATCTAAAGTTTGTTTTTGATTTCTAATTTCTTCAAGAGCCGATATTCTAGCATCATTTAATTTATCACGTGATTCTTCCAAGCCTCTGATGTATGGATCTTTAAACTCTCCATCTGTTCTATAAAAATTTGATGCGTCTAACAATTCATCGTTTGTTTTTTGTATTTCATTTCCAATTTTTAAAATGTTATCTTCTGCTTTGGATATGTTTTTTTGAGCTTCTTGAATCGCATCTACAAATTTTGGATCTTGCCTAGCAATAAACTCTCTTAAAGTTTTTATGGATTCCTCGCTTGCATTTACTCTTGCGCTTTGCTGCATTAACCCATAAAGACTTTGATCGGCAACACTTTCTTTTTCTAAAATTTCATTTCCTATTCTTGTTATTTCTTCTCTTGATTGATCTAAATTTTGTTTAAAAAATTGTTGCAATTGATTAAAAGCAATATCATCTCCATCTTCTAATCTTCTTAAACTTTCATCTATGATGCTAATAAGTTTGCTTCTGTCAGTAGAAGCAATAGAAGCAAACTCTTTGGAAGATTCTGTAATTCTATTAGCAGATGCTAGTCCGCTTCTTAGCTCTAGCAATTCTTTTAAACTTAAATTTGCGCTAGTTTTATCTAATAGTTTTTGCAAGTCTGCTAACTGAGCGCCAGCTTTGTCTACATTTAATTTTCCTGAAGCATCTAATGCATCTCCAGCAATAATTCTTATATATTCTTTTAAAGGAGTTGAGTCAATGAACTTTGCTTGTATCCCAAGTCCTGGACCGCCAAAAGCTTCAAACGATAAAATATCATCTGATAGATTTCTTGGTATTTCAAAAAACTTACCAGTAGACTCATACAGTTTGCTTTGAGCGTCATACCAAGCGTTGTAACCTTGAGCTGTTAAAGTTCTTATCTCTTCTCCAGCTTGAGTTGTAGCGGATTCTGCAAAAGCGTCAAAATCTCCTAACACATCATCCATCATTTTTCTTACGTTGCTGTTAGCCGCATTTAATTTTTTTTGGCTTTCTCTAAATTTTCTTGAAATTGATGCGCTTAGTTTTTTACCAGCAGCAACATCTGCGGCGCTGTCGCCAAAACCAGTTTTTATAAGATCGTTTATTTCCTTATCAAAATCAGCAGTTAAATCGTTGGTTGATCTAAATACATTTTTAACATCCGTTGCTAAAATATTTCTTACGCCTATTTTTCTGCCTTGATAATTAGATACAGTTTCTGTAATTCCCTGCAACAAGCCAGTTAAAGGACTATCCATCGCTGCTAGTGCAACAGCACCTTTATATCTTTTGCCTGTTTTAGAGTCTACCACTCCAGTCTTAGAAATAGCAGAAGCCATTTTTAAATCTTCAGCTCCCAACTTGCCTTTACTTAAAGCTTTTTGACCAAAGGTATATTTAAGAAGTTTTCCGCCCAAACCAAACAAAGCCTCTCCACCTGCGCCGATAGCTGCTTCAGTTGCTAATAGGCTTGCTAGTTCTCCA